GAACTCGAATGGCGACTTAATGTAGCCGCTGAGAGTTTAGAGGAATAACAATGGCATTTATTTTTAAGAATCCAAACCCTGATCATAATCTAGCTTCAGATTGTGTTATACGCGCTATATCGATATTTTTTAATATCACTTGGGATGAGGCATTTGTAAAATTGTCGGCAGTCGCATACGAATTAAAAAATATTATGGAAGCGAATCATGTATGGGGCGAGTATCTCTTAAGAAACGGACTGGAGCGAAGACAGCTTCCAAACGAATGTCTTAATTGTTATACAGTGAGAGACTTTTGTAACGACAATCCAAAAGGATCTTACATTTTAGCTACTGGAACTCATGTTATAGCTGTAATTGATGGTAATTATTACGATACATGGGATTCTGGTGATGAAGTTCCGGTTTATTACTGGAAGTGGAAGGAGACTAATTAATTATGGCGTACCCATTCGCACAAACGCAACCTCAATATTTTGCACCAAATTTATATCAATCGTATCAGCAGCCTATTATACCTCAGGCGCAAGCGAGTCAGCCAATTCTTGTTAAAGGAATAGATGCGGCTAAGACATACCCAGTTGCGCCAATGAATACAGTTATTCTATGGGATGAAGATGTTGACGTTTTTTATAGAGTTAGTGCTAATATGCAAGGTAGTGGTAAGCCAAACATCGTCGAATCATTCAATTATTCAAAGATTGAAGAAATAGCAGAATCAAAAAATCAAAATGAGATGCAAACCATTATTGAAAGACTTGATCAGCTTGAAAAGAAATTCGATGAGAAATTAGCATATAAGCCAAAGTACAATAAGAATAGGAGGGACGATAATGCCGAGTCAGATGTTTAATTTTTACAATCAGTCTCAGCAGTCTACGTTTCCGCAGCAGAATCCTATGCAGTCTAAATTTATGGAGTTTGTAACCAATTTTAGGCAAACTAGTACTCAGTCTCCTGAAGAAGTCGTTAGACAACTTTTAAATTCTGGTAAAATGAGCCAGGAACAATTTAATTCTTATAGAAATATGGCGAATATGCTCACTAACAAGCGATTGTAATGCGCATTTACAAAATATTTCTTTAGGAGGACATGTTAATGTCTTTACTCGAAAATGGCGGTTTATCTGCCGCTGACGTAGCTGCTGTTACTGGAAACAATAACGGCTTTGGATTTGGTGGAGATGGCGCTTGGTGGCTCATCGTTCTCTTCCTCTTCGCATTCTCTGGCAACGGCTGGGGATTTGGTGGGAACGGTGCAAATACACAGGCCGATATCCAGCGTGGTTTTGATCAGCAGTCTGTAATGTCTGGCATTTCTGGAATCAACAATCAGCTTGCAAATGCTGAGGTTTCCAGATGTAATGCTCAGGCTAATACACTTCAGGCTATTAATGGTCTTGGAACTGCTCTTCAGAATTGTTGCTGTGAAAACAGACTTGCAACTGCGAATCTCCAGTCTACGGTTCTTTCTGAGAACTGTGCAGATCGTGCTGCACTTTCTGATGGCATTAGGGACATTCTCGCAGCCACTCAGAACCAGACACAGACGATTCTTGACAAGATGTGCCAGCAGGAGATTGATGCTCTCAAGACACAGAATGCCAACCTGCAGACCCAGATTAACCTTGCAAATCTTCAGGCTAGTCAGACGGCCCAGACAGCAAGAATCCTTGCCGATAATGCCGCCCAGACGGTAGCACTTGAGCAGTACCTTAATCCTACACCTATTCCGGCCTATTGGGTTCAGAATCCCAATTGTTGTTCACAGCCTTTTAACGGATGCGGTTGTTCGATGTAAGGGGGTGATGTCATATGGCTGAATATAGCGCAATTGCTGTTCAGACAGTCAACCCCGGTGAATCTGTTATATTTACAGAAGCTCCATTCCCTTGTAGAAGAGGGCTTGTAAGATGGCGTGAAGGATCTGGAAATTTCCTTCTTAGTGGAAAGTGTCCCATTAAATCATGTGGTTGCCAGGCAAATTCCGCTAATTATCTTATAGATTTTGGAGCAAATATTGCGGTTCCTACTGGTGGTACGGCTGGGGAAATATCAATGGCGATAAGCCTGGATGGATCAACTCTCCAGTCTACAACTATGACAGTTACACCTGCTGCCGTTGAAGAATTTTTTAATATAAGCAGAGCTGTTAACATCGGCGTTTGGAATGGTTGTTGTGAGACGATCACAATAAAAAATATTTCGGATCAGCCGATTCTTGTACAGAATGCGAACATCATTATATCTAGGCCTGACCTAGCAATAACTTATTAAGGAGGTATCAAATGGAAGCTTTGGTAAAATTTGAAGATCTCCTTTTAGAAGAACTCGATAATCTTGTTGTCAAAAGAGATCTTTCCCCTGTTGAGATAGAGAGAGGAAAAATGGTTGTCTGCACAATTAAAGAAATCGAGGAAGCTATGGCTATGTCGAGATATTCTGGAGAAGATGAATACTCTGAAGATAATATTAGTCATCGAAGAGGACGAAGCCCTTCTACTGGAAGATTTATTAGTCGAGACAATATGCGAATGAATTATTCCGGTCGAGACAGATATAATGATAGTTATAGTTCCATGACTAGTAACCATAATCGAAAAGATATGATTATGGATCTTGAAATGGAGATGAACAAAGCCACAAATGAAAGAGACCGTCAGACAATTTCTGACATGATCAACATATTGAGGCAAGAAATACGGTAATGTTTGTGGGGGTTATCCTGGCTGTGGGTAGCCCCCATTTTCATGCAGGAGGTAAAAATGTACTATAAAATTGAAGGTTATGGAGATTACCTCATGCATCATGGTCGGCAAGGCCAGAAATGGGGTGTTCGTAATGGGCCTCCCTACCCATTGCAAGGATCATATGCACAAACTAATGCTGGATACAAGGAATTCCAGGAAAAACATAGAGAAAAAAGACGTAAAAAGATTTTAAATGATCCTAAAAAGCTTTACAAACATCGAGATGAATTCACTAAAGAAGAAATCGATAAGGCACTTGCAAAACAGGATAGTGTTAATAAACTTAAAAAAGTAGTGGATGATAATAATAAAAAGAAAGATCCTTATATTTCACCAAAAAAGTTAAAATTAGTTGATACTCCTGAAAAGTATAAAAAGAATTATAAGCGGTTAACTCCTGAAGAACAGGCTGCCGCTAGAAAATATTTGGAAGAATTGAATCGTGTAGATGATATTCATACAAATAAACATAGTAACAAAACAAAGAGGGTAAAAAATATTTCAGAAAGGCTTCAAAGTATAGCTAATATTATAAAAGCCTTTACAGATATTACAACTAGATTGTCAAAATTGAAAAACCCTACTAAAAATGAAGTCAATAATGCAAAAAATAAAATAAATGGAGCATTTAAAGGAGATCCTGAGCTTGCTGCAAAGATAACTGGATTGTTAGATGACGATTATGTAAAAACTGAAGTTAAATCTAACACCCCGACTACCATAACTTCTGGAAACTTTGAAGATTTTAAAAATATGTATCCAGAATTATTTTCGGCAGTCACGAGTAAGGGGTGGATAGACTGATGAAAGAGAGATTCAGAGATCGTCTAATCCATGGATGGAATGTCTTTACTGGTAAAGAACAATATAGAGCTCAGGAACCTATATTTGCAGGGAGTGCAACTAGACCAGACAAGCATGAATCATCGCATTTTGGAAACAAAAGGACAATCGCAGCATTTATATATAACAGGATTGCTGTTGATTGCGCTCAGATAACAGTTGTTCATTCACGATTAAATGATGATAGGAATTATAGTGGTGTTATAAATGATGATTTGAATCAGTTGTTTACAGTTGAAGCAAACAAAGACCAGACAGGAAGAGCATTTATGCAAGATGTTGTAGAATCGATGCTCGATGAAGGTTATGTTGCGATTGTCCCAACGTTTGCTGATGAAAATCCTATAACGAATGGTTCTTATAATATTAAATCTTGGAGAACTGGCGAGATAAAAGAGTGGTATCCAAATAGTGTTCGTGTAAAAGTTTATAATGAAAACGCAGGAAGAAAAGAAGAAATTGTTCTTCCGAAAAAGATTGTTGGCATAATTGAAAATCCTTTTTATGCAACGATGAATGAACCAAATTCTATTCTTCAGAGGCTCATTTATAAAATGAATCTTCTTGATAAGATGGATGATAAAATAAGTTCTGGAAAACTGGATCTTATTATTCAGCTTCCGTATGTTATAAAAACAAAACAGCGTCAGGAAGAAGCTGAAAAGCGTAGAAAACAAATCGAAGATCAGCTCAGCAGCGGTAAGTATGGAATTGCGTATACTGATGGAACAGAAAAGATCGTTCAGTTAAACCGTCCACTTGAAAACAATCTCCTTACTCAGGTTGAGAATCTTCAGAAAAATTTCTTTGCTCAGCTTGGCATGAGCGAAAACATATTTAATGGAACGGCTACAGAAGAAGAAAAGATTGATTATTATAACAGAACAATAGAACCTATTTTGGCTGCTGTTTGTAATGAAATAATAAGAAAATTTCTCACAAAGACAGCTCGTTCACAAAATCAGTGGATCACATTCTTTAGAGATCCGTTTAAGATGGCAACAATTGAATCAATTGCAAAATCATCTGATCAGCTTTGTCGAAATGGTATATTATCGCCTAACGAGATCAGACCTAAGATTGGTTATGCACCATCTGAAGATCCTAATGCTGATCAGTTATATAATAGAAATATGCCAAATGATAAGCAGCCTATGCCGGGAGAAGAAGAAATGCTCCCTGAAGAAACAACGGCTACAATGGATCCTAACATTCAGAATCCGTTAAAAGTAAATATTAATGATTTATAAGAAAGGAACAGAAAATGAAGTACACTGGTTATGATTTTGCCGGTTGGGTTACGAAATACAATATTTTG